GATTTACTTAAAGTCCAGTTGATACTCAAAGGTATTATCAAAGAGGAAGATTGGCAAGAAATTAAAGATTCTTTAGAATATATTTGGACTAAAGATTCACACTATGCAGAGTTAAAACAGAATGAAATTATGAGGGAACGATTTGAAATTCTTTCTGGTGTTGATGAGTATGTTGGAAAATATGTTTCTGATGAATGGGTTAGAAAAAATATTCTCCGACAAACTGATGATGAAATTAGAGAAATTGATGCGCAGATCAAAAGGGAAACAGGGGTTGCTCCTGATGATTTCATTTATAATCCAGACTTAACAGGTAATACTACAGCTCCAATGTAATTATGAAAATATCTAAATCAACATTTATCGAAAATTATAAAAAGAAAGTTTCTGATTCAACTAAGATTGGGAATATGGATGAAGCTATTTATTATGCTTTTAAATTAACTGATACCTATGGTGTTATGAAAATTAATAAAGCAATCTTAGAAGCATCCATTGAATATCAAGTTAGTGAAGACGAACTTAGAGAACAAATAAATAATGCATCTTTTATGTTAAACGAAAGGAAAACAAATGAGTGAGAATGAAACAAGTATTGTCAAAAGTATTATCGACAAAAAATTTAATCAAGCAAATAAATCATTTGCAGACATGATGAGAAACAAAGTATATAAGGCTGTAGATGATTTTAAAAAAGGGTTTGAGTATATAACCCATGATAAGGCCCCAGAGGTTGAAACAAAGGAGAGCTAATGAAACTCATTACTGAATGTTCACAGGATGTTGAATATATTGTTGAAGGTAAAGCAAAAGAACAATATATCAAAGGTATTTTTATGCAATCTGATATTAAGAATCAGAATGGTCGTGTCTATCCTTTTTCCGTTTTACAAAAAGAAGTAAAGAATTATAATAAGAAATTTGTACAAGAGAAAAGAGCATTGGGAGAGTTAGGACATCCCTCTGGCCCAACAATCAATCTTGACAGAGTTTCACATATTATCACAGAACTTTATGAAGAAGGTAAAAACTTCATAGGTAAAGCTAAGATTATGAATACACCTAACGGTCAGATCGTTAAAAATCTCATAGAGTCTGGTGTACGTTTGGGAGTAAGTTCAAGAGGACTTGGATCAGTTAAACAAAACAAATCAGGTGTAAACGAAGTTCAAAAGGATTTCGTTTTATCTACAGTTGATATTGTTTCAGACCCTAGTGCTCCAGAAGCATTTGTTAATGGCATTATGGAAGGTCGAGAGTTTAGTATTACTGGTGAAATCGAATATGATATTCGGAACGAAATCAGGAATACAGTATCCAAGAAACTCGATGAGAAAAAGATTGAATTATTTCAAAAATTCATGGATAAATTATAATCTTATAAATAGTACACTAATCACAAAGGAGTAGTTAAAATGGCTGAAGAAAATGGACAAGTTGAAGAAGCAGAAATTATGGAAGATAGCGACATTGAGAAAAAGATTGACGAGCAAGCTAAAGATTCTAACGATAAAGAAGGTATGCCTAAATTAGACGCTGATAAAGGTCGAGAAGAATCAGAGGAAGATGGAGAAGGTGGAACATCTAAAGCATCTGATCCTAAACCATCAAAATCTAAAGCATCTCCAAAAGCAGAAGGTAAAAAGGTAAAGAAAGAAGAAGATGATGAAGAAGAAGAGATGGAAGAAGGTGAACTTCCTCCTGCTTTGAAAAAAGCTATTGATGCTAAGAAGAAAAAAGATGGTGATGACGATGACGAAGATAAGAAAGAAGAAATCGAAGTTAATGTAGAGGAAGATGTTGCTGCTCTAGTTAATGGAGAAGAACTTTCTGAAGAATTTAAATCTAAAGCTGCTACAATCTTTGAAGCTGCTGTAAAATCCAAAATTGCAAAAATCCGAAAACAGATTCGTGAAGAATCTAAGAAAGAGCAGGATGAGCGTATTGATGCCATGCAGGAAGAAATGACTGAAAACATGGATAAGTATCTCAATTACGCAACAAAGGAATGGATGACAGAGAACAAACTTGCTGTTGAAGCTGGTGTTCGTAACGAAGTTACAGAAAGTTTTATCTCTGGTTTGAAGAAGTTGTTCGTAGAACATTATATTGAAGTACCTGAAGAGAAAGAAGATGTTTTTGAAAGCCTTGTTGTTGAAGTTTCCGAATTGGAAGCAAAACTTGACGAGCAAACTGAGAAGCACATGGAAACCGTGAAAGAGTTGAATACATATAAAGCTGCATCAGTTTTCAAAACAGTCTCCGAAGGAATGGTTGATACCGATGTTGAAAAGCTTAAAGAACTAACAGAAGATGTTGATTACGATACTGATGAACAGTATGCGGAAAAACTCAATGTTATTAAGAATAGCTATTTCAAATCAGACACAAAAGAAGTAGTAGATAACAAGAAAACTGCCGGCACCAACAATCCAGTTGTAAGTGGACAAAGTGATAGTCGTATGGATGGTGTAATGAGTGCAATTTCTCACTTATCAAAAAAATAATGGACTGAGTGATTTTTAACTTAAATTAATTAAACAAATATTAAAGGAGTAAGAAAATGTATTTATCAGAAAAAATTTCTGAGAAGTGGCAGCCCGTAATGGAGCATAAAGACCTTCCAGAAATTAAAGATTCATACCGCAGAGATGTTACATTGCGATTGTTGGAAAACCAAGAGCAGTTTCTTAAAGAAGCAGCTCCAACCAACTCTGGTGTTGCACCTGCTGGTTCTAACGTAGATGGCTGGGATCCAATTTTGATTTCCCTCGTTCGCCGATCTATGCCTCAAATGATTGCATACGATGTTTGTGGTGTTCAGCCTATGACTGCACCTACAGGTTTGATCTTTGCAATGAAATCTCGTTACACAAGTCAAACTGGTGCTGAAGCATTTGGTGCAGCTGGTACAGGTGCAGATGAGTCTGATACAGATTTCTCTGGACGTAATGCTGCTGGTGCAAATGGTTCTGCAACTGCTCATGTTACAACAGACGGTACAAACAATCCGTTTGATGGTACATGGACAACTGGTACAGGTATGACGACTGCACAGGCGGAAGCTCTGGGCGACGCTGCTAATAACCAGTTTGCAGAGATGGCATTCAGCATCGACAAAACTTCCGTAACTGCAAAATCTCGAGCTCTGAAAGCTGAATACTCTACGGAGTTGGCTCAGGACTTGAAAGCAGTTCACGGTCTTGATGCAGAAACAGAATTGGCAAATATCCTCTCTACTGAAATCCTTCAGGAAATCAACCGAGAAGTTATTCGTACAATTTATGCAGTTGCTAAGCCTGGTGCTCAAAGCAACACAACTGCTGCTGGTACATTTGACCTTGACACAGACTCTAACGGCCGATGGTCAGTAGAGAAGTTTAAAGGTTTGATGTTCCAAATCGAGCGTGACCGAAACGAAATCGGACATCAAACTCGACGCGGTAAAGGTAACTTTATGATTTGTTCCGCTGACGTTGCATCTGCAATGTCTATGGCAGGTATGTTGGAAACAGGTCATTCAGTTAATCCTGATGACACAATGTCTACAATGGCTGGTACAATGAACGGCATGAAGGTTTATGTTGATCCTTACTACTCATTGGCAGCTGGTCAGTTCTATGTACTTGGCTATAAAGGTTCAAGTCCTTATGACGCTGGTCTTTTCTATTGTCCTTACGTTCCTCTACAAATGGTGAGAGCTATGGGCGAGAACACTTTCCAACCAAAAATCGGATTTAAAACTCGCTACGGCATGGTTAAGAATCCTTTTGTTGGTTCTGGTGGAGAAACCATGACAGCTAACGAAAACCAATACTACAGAAAAGTTGCTATTTCCAACTTGATGTAATTTTGGTTCTTATCATAAATTGGGGGATGGGGATTTTTCCCTGTCCCCCTTTTTTTTTTGGAGTTTTTATGTTATGGAAGGCAAAAGTATTATAAATAGTGGTATACAGGAAAGACGGCAATCTTTCCTATACACCTAAACACAATAACTATAGGAGTAGCTATCATGTCTAAAACTATTTATACTCATAAACATCACATAATCCCAAGACACGCTGGAGGTTCTGATGACCCTTCCAACAT